AGACGTTCGGGTTCTGGTGGTGGGAGGCGGGTGAGGGTTGTGACTTGAATGATCGGCAGGCGTGGTTGGAGGCGAATCCGAATCTGGCTGAGGGTTTGTTGGATTGGGAGGACATGGAGATTGCGGTTCGTCAAACCTCTGAGGTGAGTGTTCGTAGGTACCGTCTGAATCAGTGGGTTCGCACGGCCGCTGACTCCTGGCTGCCACAGGGAGCCTGGGAGCTGTGCCGTTCAACGCTCGATCTCGTGCCGGGTGCGCCGACGTGGGTTGGGGTGGACATGGCGTTGAAGCGTGATACGACTGCGGTGGTGTTGGTTCAGCATGTGGAGGGCAAGGTGGTGGCTCGTGCGAAGATTTGGTTGCCGGATGGTGGTGTGTTGGATGTGTCTGCGGTGGAGTCGTATTTGCGTGAGATTGCGCAGCAGTATGATTTGCAGGAGATTGCGTATGACCCGGCGTTCTTTCAGCGGACGGCTGAGGCGTTGGCTGAGGATGGGTTTCCGATGGTGGAGTATCCGCAGTCTCCGCAGCGGATGGTGCCTGCGTGCGGGAATCTTTATGAGTTGATTGTGAATCAGAAACTTGCGCACGATGGGAATCCGTTGTTCTCCGATCAAGTGTTGTCGGCTGCGCAGAAGGTCAAGGACAACGGCTGGACGCTCAGCAAAGGTAAGTCGAAGCGGAAGATTGACGCTGTGATTGCGTTGGCAATGGCGTCGGATCGTGCCACTACCACACCTGAACCGGTCGTTGAGCCTGGGTTCTTCGTAGTGTGATTAGGCTGAGTGAACTACCATAGGAGGTTGGAATGAAGGTGCTCGTGCTCGAACTGATTGGATTGGTGTGTTTCGTGGTTGCAGGATGGTTGGTGAGTCCAGCGTTGGGGTTTGCTGTCATCGGTGTAGCGACGTTCATTTCGGCGTGGAGTTTGGCTCGTATCACGAAGGATGAAGACAAGTGATTGTTGACCGTCTTGTTGGCCGTGGAGGCGATGACGAAGAGCGTGCGATTTCGTTCCAGTCATTGTTCGCCCTCGGCGACGGATACACGTTCACCACGAACTCAGGTGTCTATGTCACGCAAGATGACTCACTCAAAATCGGGACGGTGTATGCGTGCGTCCGGCTTATTGCCGACACCATCTCCACACTCCCCGTCGATGCATACATCCGGCAGGAAGGTGTGCGTCTTCAGTATCGTCCACGTCCAGCGTGGCTTGACGCACCAGACATCGGGGTCACCAAGGAGGACCATTTCCAGCAGGTGATTGTTTCGTTGCTGTTGAACGGCAACTCGTTCACTCGCATCATCCGTGACGAAGACGGTGAAGTGCTCGCCCTCGTCGTGTTGAACCCTCAGAACACTGAGGTGCGTCGAGACAACAACGGTCGCATCTTCTACGTCTACGAAGCTCGTGACCGCATCGAGGATGTGGACATGATCCACATTCGTGACTTGACTCTGCCGGGTGAGATGCGTGGCAAGTCCCGCATCGACCTCGTCAAAGAGAACCTCGGTTTGGCTCGTGCGTTGGAAGAGTTCGCAGCCCGCTTCTTCGGCCAAGGCTCCAACACCTCCGGCATCATCCAGTTCCCCGGCAACCTGTCTCGTGAACAAGCCAAGAATCTGGTGGATGCGTTCGAGGATGGTCACAAGGGTTTGCGTCGTTCGCATCGCCCAGGCATCCTGTTCGGTGGTGCGACGTTCGAGAAGACTGGTGTCAGCCCGAACGATTCACAGTTCATCGAGTCTCGCCAGTTTGCGGTGGAGGAGATTGCACGAATCTTCCGTGTTCCTCCATCCATGATCGGTGTGACCACACCCGGTGCGATGTCGTATGCGTCGGTGGAGGCCAACAACTTGTCGTTCCTCGTGCATTCGTTGACACCAATCTTGGCGAAGGTCGAGTCCGAGTACAGCGTGCTGTTGGCTGGTCGTGCGTTCATCCGATTCTCCACGGCAGGTCTTCTGCGTGGCGACATTCAGGCACGCAACGCCTCCTACCAATCAGGACTCAACAACGGCTACCTCTCAGTCAACGATGTGCGCCGATTCGAGGACATGACACCAATCGAAGGTGGCGACGTGTACCGAGTACCGCTCACCAACATTGACATCACGGCTGCGAACCTCGCCGACTTGGATCGCAAGTCGCTGATTGCACAACGTCTGATTCTTGCTGGATTCAATCCATCAGGAGTGTTGGCGTACTTGGGCATTGACCCAATCGAGCACACTGGATTGCCATCAACACAGTTGCAGCCTTTGGCCACCGTAAGCCCAGCCGATCCACAAGCAGCATACGAAGTGAACTCACGACGTGAACTCAATGTCAACATGCCGGAACAAATCATTCACGTATCGCAACCACAAGTCCGTGTTGAAGCTCCGGTCGTGAATGTTCCTGAGACGGTGGTGAACGTGAACGTGCCGGAGCAGCGCACCGTCGTGCGCACCGTGGAGCGTGACGCTGATGGTCGAATCCTGCACATCACGGAAAGGCATGACAACTAATGGCAACAGGAATCAGCTCCTACTTGGCGAACAAATGGCTTGACGCTCTCGGCAACGCCACCGCTTTCTCCGTCACGAATGCTTATGTGAAACTGCACATTGGTGATCCAGGCGCAGCAGGCACATCAAACCCGGCAACGGAAACCACCCGCAAAGAAGCATCGTTCTCGGCAGCTTCATCTGGCACGCTCACATCTGACTCCGCACTCACTTGGACGAACATCGCCGGGTCGCAAGACGCAACACACTTCACCGTGTGGGACAACCTCACGACAGGAAACTTTCTGTTCTCAGGAACCATCACCGCCAACGCCTACACGGCAGGCGACACGTTCACCATCGCATCAGGATCACTCACCGTCTCACTGACGCTCGCCTCCTAGTAGGCACCCGTGGTCACACGGTTCTACCTCGACCAGTCGCAACTTGACGACGCAACGGTCGGACTCGGCGGCCCATCACCAGCGTTCGTCCTCAACACCTCAACGCTTGATGGGAACGGTGTCCTAGACGGCGCTAACTTCACGACCACCGGCACGGGTGCATCGAGCCTGGGTGGGTTGGTTGCGTCGGCGACGGGGACGGTGACGCCGGTGGTGTCGGGTGTGGCTGATGCTCCGTTGGGTGAGTTGTTCGCTGATGTGAGCGAGGTGACGATTGAGGATTTCGGTGACGGGGTTGCTGAGTTGGGTGGGTTGTCGGCGTCGGCTGCTGGTGGTGTCACAATCGTCGCATCGGCGTCTGCGGGGCTTGGAGAAGCGTCATCGAGTGCTACTGGCACTCTGACTGTGGTCGGTTCGGCGACGGCTGTTCTGGGTGGTGTGGATGCGTCTGCGGTGGGTGTGGCGTCGGAGATTGGTACTGCGTCAGGTGCGTTGGGTGGGTTGACTGCGTCGGCGGTCGGGACGGTGACGCCTCAGCCGCAACCGGAGCCTGAGCCGACTGGTGGTGGCGGAACACCGTATTGGTATCCACGTCCGAAGCCACGCAAGAAAGTTGAAGCGGTTGTCGTTGAGGTTGATGATGAGGTTGTTGTTGTGCCTGCGGTGGTGGAGGCGTATTGCACTCCGATCTTCGTGGGGATGTCTGCGTCGGCTGGTGGTCAAATCACGTTCTCTGCCGAAGAGGACGACTTGCAAGTATTGTTGATGCTCTGAGGTAAATCATGGCTGTGTATCAAGGTCAAGTTTCTGTTGGAACTGTTGCGACGGCGTTGAATCCGTCTCGTGCGCAACCGGGTGTGATTCACATCGTCAATCAGGACAACACCGACACGGTGTATGTCGGCGGTCAAGTAATCACAACGTCAACTGGTCATGGCATCCCCAAGAGCGGTGATGTTGATTTGACGATCTATGCCGACACCGTAATCTACGCAGTCTCCAGCAAAACCGGCCACACTGTCTCTTGGTTGCACATAACTCCCTGATGCCATACTTCATCACTGATTCTGCGCCAGGTTGTTCGGGTTGGGCAACCATCAAGGAAGATGGCGAGGTCATCGGCTGCCATACCACCAAGCAGGCTGCGGTTGACCAGATGGTGGCCGTGTCCATTGCTGAGGACATGGAGCCGGGTGGTGAACGTGCGCTCGGCGACATGCTGCTGATTGGCGATTATGTGTCATTCGATGACAAGGTCGGCGAGATTCAGCACATCTATCGTGAAGGCAAAGTTCGTTTGCCAAGTTCGGAAGGCGAGTTGACTGCGACGGCTGCCGACCCGGTCGCAATCATCCAGGTGTATGAACAAGTTGATGGCGGGTTTGAGGACACCGAGGAGATGGTGGCCTACAACTTCTCGGACTTAACTCGCATCCCAGAGTTGGAAGAACCAGAGGACGAACCAGAGTCCGAGGATGAGGACGAGATGGAGGATCGGGAACTGCCATCGAACTATCGTCCAGCCGCTTCAGCCGATGTGCCTGCCAATCACAACTGTGGGAACTGTGGCTTCTATAAGAACTTCTATTGCAAGCGGTGGGATGCGTTGGTCGCACCTGCGTACTACTGCAACGCTTGGCAACCAGTCAAAGGATTACCAAATGACAATCCAGGACAAACAGTCCAAACAGGGAACATCAGCGGTGAAGACGCACAGTACTACGACCCAGGCATCAACATCATGCGCCAACTCACGTTCGATGTTCCGGTCTACATTCGGTCGGCTGCCCGCAAAGGTTTGGACTATTACGGGCAGGGACTTGCTGGTGATGGTCTTGTGGCACGAACTGTTCGTGAAGCCCGTGACATGGCTGCGGGAAGAATCAGCGAGGATAAAGTCATTCGTGCAAACGCTTGGGGAGCAAGACACCTGGTAGACCTTCAAGCTCCGAAGAACTCCGATCCAGACAACGACCAGTTCCCCGGACCTGGAGCAGTTGCGTTCTATTTGTGGGGCATCAACCCTCTGAATCCGAAACCTGCGATGGATTGGTTCGAGCGTCAAGCGGAACGTGTGAAGGCTGAACGAGCCGACGCACCAGCACCAAAGAAAGACCAAATCAAAGGCTCAGCCCAGAACCCTGAAGGGTCGGCGTCTGGGCCTGCCGGGTCGGGGACTATCGAGTTGGATGAGCAAACCGAATCTGGTTTGCGCAACAAAGTTGAAGAGCACAACGATTCTTTGGATGCTGGTGATCCGTCATGGAAGCGGGCCACAGTCGGAATGTTGCGTGCCGTCTACCGTCGTGGTGCCGGAGCGTATTCAACGTCGCATCGTCCCGGCGTTAGCAGAGGCGCATGGGCTATGGCAAGAGTCAACGCTTTCTTGGTACTCTTGAAGAGTGGCAGACCTGCGAATGCTTCATACATCACCGACAATGACCTTCTGCCAAAAGGTCATCCAAGAAGTTCGAGGAACTGATGACTGACAAAGTAGAGACACGCAGAGTTCAGTTCAGCGAGTTCGAGGTTCGTTCCACGACTGGTGACGACAGCGACTACATGTCATTCCGTGGCTATGCGGCCGTGTTCAATTCGCCTTCGCAGCCGTTGCCGTTCATTGAGACGGTGATGCCAGGTGCATTCTCAAAATCTTTGCGTTCACGCAACAACATCCGCATGTATCAGAACCATGACTCAAACATGCTTCTCGCCACCACCCGTTCAGGCACCCTGCGTTTGCAGGAAGATTCCAAAGGTCTCCTCGTGGATGCCGACTTGCCACCAACCTCAATCGGTCGTGACTTGTCAATCTTGATGCAACGTGGCGATGTGGACTCAATGTCGTTCGGGTTCTCGGTGCCTCGTGGCGGTGACATGTACAGCGATGACGGTTCGGAACGCAAGTTGAAAGAAGTGCGTCTCTATGAGGTTTCGGTCGTCACCGGATTCCCCGCTTATGAGGCGACGACGGCCAGCGTGCGCAGCTTGGACATTCTGGCTGAACGCACCCAAGTTGATGCCGATCAGTTGGCTGCCGCCATCACGGTGCTTGAAGCCGGGTCGGAGTTGTCCGATGAGCAGGCTGGTTTGTTGACCGAAGTTGTGACCAAGTTGCGCAAGCAGCCTGAGCAAAGTCCTGCTCGCATCGGCGTGTTGCAGAAACAACTTGACCTCCTGAAGACCATCGCCTAGTATTCTTCGCACAGTTGATGTGCGGAGCCGCTGCGACTGCCAGTTGAGGAGCCTCGCTGGGTGCGATACCAAATCCTTGCGTACTCAAAATCAACGTCCACGAAAGGACATTCACTCACATGAAGGAATACATCGACCGTCAAGTCGAGCAGCGTCAGCGTGCGTGGGAAGCAGCCAAGGCTCTTCTCGACACCGCAGCCGCCGAGAAGCGAGACCTGACCTCAGAAGAAGAAGCGTCGTACAAGAAGATGAACGACGAACTCAACGAGCGTGCTGCTCGCATCGAAGCCCTCAAGGCCGATGCCGAGCGTGAAGCCAAGATTGAAGCGGCAACCCGTGACATCGTTGGCCAAGTACGCCCAACCAGCAAGGCCGTGTCCACCGACGCAGAAGTGTTGCGTTCGATGGCTCGTGGCGAGACTCGTTCGTTCACGTTCGAGACTCGTGACGTCACCAAGACGTCCACCGGCGCACCAGTACCAACGTCGTTCTTCGACCAGGTCATTGCGCAGGCTCGTCTCGTCGGCCCAATGCTCGACACCTCGACCGTGCTGCGCACGGCTGGTGGCGAGAACCTCCAGATTCCAGCACAGGCTGGTTGGTCAACGGCGGCAATCACCGCTGAAGGCTCAGCCATCTCCGAGAGTGATCCGACTTTCTCGTCGTTCATTACGCTCGGTGCGTTCAAGTATTCGTTCTTGGTCCAGTTGAGCCGTGAGCTCATCGAAGACTCAGGTGTCGACATCTTGAGCTTCCTTGCCACGCAAACCGGAAACGCAATCGGCTTCGCCGTCAACAACGCACTCACCGTCGGAACTGGCACAACCCAGCCCCGTGGTGTCGTTGCTGCCGCAGGTTCGGGCGTGCTCGGAACCGTCGCAGGTGGACTCTTCACCGCAGACAACCTCATCGACCTGGCGTACAGCCTGGATGGTGCGGCACGTCGTCTCCCCGGCGTTGGCTGGATGATGAACACCGCTTCACTCGGTGCAGTCCGCAAGTTGAAGGACAACCAGGGTGCGTACATCTTCAGCCCAGCGCTGGCAGATGGCAACGACCGAGTCCTCAACTACCCGGTCTTCGAGAACCCAGCAATGGCCTCGCAGGCTTCGGCAGCCAAGTCGGTGATCTTCGGACACCTCCCCAGCTACTACGTCCGTATGGCTGGCGGTCTCCGTTTGGACCGCAGCGACGACTACGCATTCAATGCGGACCTCGTCACCTTCCGTGCCTCCATGCGAGTCGACGGAAACCTGCCACAAACCAGCCACATCAAGTACTTCATCAACAACAGCTGATTCAGCCAAGTTGAAGAAGTCCCTTGATGGGGACTGAATAAAGAGTTCGGTGGGTCGGGGCGAAACACGCAGGGTCGCCTCGGCCCACCAACACTCTGAATACCAACCCTGCAACCTGCGTACACAAGGAGACTGCGTGAATGCGAATCATCATCAAGGGAGTCCCTCTGGACTTGGACGAGCCGACGGCGATCCTGCTCTTGCAGCGGGGCGTGGCGCACTTGCCAGAACAATCAGTCGTAGAACCCCGGATGCGGTCCGGGCGCTCTGGTACTCCAACGCCCCGTGGGCGGGAACGGGCTACGGGCAACAAACCCAACAAGCGGTCCAAAGGCTCATCAAAGAAGGCCACGAAATCGCAATCCACGCAATCTACGGCCTCGAAGGCTCAACGTCGACGTGGAACGGAATCAAAATCTATCCGAGAGGAATGAGCCCATACAGCGACGATGTGGTCGTCGCACACTGGATGGAGTGGACGCAATCCACCAACCTGCCCAAACTGCTGATGACGCTGTTTGATGTGTGGGTGTTGAAGGCTCCGAATCTGGAGAAGGTTCCGAACATTGCATCGTGGGTGCCGGTGGATCATCAGCCGTGTCCGCCGGAGGTGGCTGCGTTCTGTCAACGTCCGAATGTAATGCCGATTGCGATGAGCAAGTTCGGTGCTCGCATGTTGGAACAGTTGGGCATCAACAGTCTCTATGTTCCGCACGGTATCGAGTCGGTGTTCAAGCCGACGCCAAGCATCAAGGACAATGGCGGGAAGTCACTCACAGGTCGTGAAATCATGGGGTTCGGCGAGGACCAGTTCGTAGTGATGATGACGGCCGCCAACAAAGGTGTCTATCCTCCACGCAAAGCGTTCGCCGAGAACTTCATGGCGTTCAGCATGTTCGCCCAGAAACACCCGGACGCAGTCCTGTACATGCACTCCGAGGAGATGGGGTCGGCTGGTGGTATCAACTTGAAGGAGTTGGCTGAGATGTGCGGGATTGAGCCACATCGCATCAAATACGCTGACGCCTACCTGTACCGCCTAGGACTGCCTCAGAACGCTATGGCAGCCCTCTACAGCGGTGCTGACGTGCTTCTGGCTGCATCCATGGGTGAAGGGTTTGGCATCCCTGTGGTGGAAGCCCAGGCGTGCGGTACGCCCGTCATCGTCTCGAACTTCACGGCTCAGCCGGAGTTGGTTGGGGATGGTTGGGTTGTGGAGGGTCAGCCGTTCTGGGATGCTGCTCAGAAGTCGTGGTTCTTGACTCCTTCGGTGCCGAGCATTCTGGATGCGTTGGAGCAGGCGTATGCCCGTGGTCGTGGCCGCTCGAAGAAGGCGGTGGAGTTCGCCAAGCAGTATGAGGCGGATCATGTGTATGAGACGCATTGGAAGCCTGCGATGAAGGAGATTGCTGAATGGTGCCGCTTGTCCCAGTCGTAATCGTCCCGGTGCTCACCGAGCATCATCGAGTCGATGCCATGTTGGATTCGTTTGATGGTCGTATCGGTGATTTGGTGGTGATTGATAATGGGAACAATTCTCATTGGGAGCCTCGGACGGAGAAGGCCAAGCGTGTGTTTCACTATCGGATTCCGTGCAATCTGGGTGTGGCTGCGTCTTGGAACATGGGTATCAAAGCAACGTGCTCGGCGTCGGGTTGGTTGGTGGTGAATCATGATGTGGTGTTCGGGACGAAGGCGGTGGAGGACATCTTTCTTCAAGCTTCGTACTCGAACCTTGTGTTGTCGGGGAAGCCACCGTGGTCGTGCTTCTGGTTGGGTTCACATGTCGTGCGCAAGGTCGGGTTGTTTCATGAGGGATTCCATCCGGCGTACTTTGAGGACAATGACTATGAGGTTCGTGCGCAACGCAAAGGCGTAGACATCGTGCGTTCGTCGGCTGCCGTCTACCATCGGAACTCCAGCACCCTGCGTTCCAGCCCTCAGTTTCAGCAACGGAATCAGGCGACGTTCGATGCGAACCGTCGTCTGTTTGAGGAGCGCATGGTACAGGATTTGCCGTTGGATTGGGACTTGAATCGGCGTCTGGAGTTGGGATGGGATTGAAAGAGACGGTGGTGGTGGCCACGACTCCTGGTCGTGAGGCGTGGTTGGCTGAATGTTTGGCGAGCATTCAGCGTGAGGTATTGGTGTTGCGTCAGGGTGGGACGTGGGAGTTAGGCAAAATCAAGTGGCTGTATGAGAACACGCAGTTGGATCGGTTCTTGTTTCTGCATGATTCGGTGGTGGTGAAAGACCAGGCGTTCTTTGACCGCATGTTCGAGCATGAGGGTTCGGTGTCGGTCACGGATGACCCAGGCATCTTCGGGATGTACATGGGTATCTACACACGGGAACATCTCAGCCGAGTGGAGCTGTACTCGCCGGTGACGCAACGGGATTCAATTCAGGCTGAGGTGGAATGGACTCGTGGCTATGCGGCTGCGGCAGGGAACGTGCCGGTGGTGTTCCCAGAGTTTCGGGACTCACGCAACGTGGGATTCGTTGAGCATCATGGGCGCAGGAACATGGTGTTGGAGAACGACTATTTGAGAAAGTTCAAGGGAACATGGGGCTGATTGGTCAGGAGATTCGTGGCGTGTTGTTCGGTTCGCAGGATGTGTATGCGGACGCAGGCCCATCAGATAACGGGTATCCGCACACCCATCTCTCGGAGGTGTTGGTGGAGCGGGTGTTGCGTGAACGTCAGCCTCGCTATTGGGTTGAGGTGGGTTCGATGTTGGGTGGGTCGGCGTTGCTGGTGGCACGGGTTGCTCAGCGTCTCGGTCAGGATGTGGACATTGTGTGTGTTGATCCATTCACGGGTGATGTGAACATGTGGGCGTGGGAGCAGGATTTGGTGCGTCAAGGCAAGTGGCGGTTTCTTGGGTTGATGAATGGTGCGCCGACGATTCGGCAACGGTTCTTGGCGAACGTGAAGGATGCCGGGTTTGAGGATGTCATCACGCCTTTGCCTGCGACGGGGATTGTGGGGATGCGTGTGTTGGAGCGTGTGTCTGGTTATCGCCCGGATGTGGTGTATGTGGATTCGGCTCACGAGCAGGATGAGACGTTTTTGGAGTTGGTGACCGCTTGGGATTTGTTGGTGAAGGGCGGTTTGTTGATGGGTGATGATTTGGATTGGCCTGCTGTTCGCCATGATGTGTACAGGTTTGCTGAGTCGGTGGGTGTGCAGGTGGAGGTTGTTGGGAATCAGTGGCTCATTGGCAAGTAGGATTGAGCAAGTATGGCCAATGAGAATCTCTATGCGACTCGTGCGCAAATCAAGGCGGCGTTGCGTATCGGCACGGCTGACACGCTCGATGACACGCTGATTGACAACTGTGCCGGTGCAGCTTCTCGTCTCATTGACGGTTATTGCAACCGCCAGTTCTGGGCTGCTGCGTCGGCTACGCCACGAGTGTTCCAAGCCAACACCGAGTTCGTTTGTGATGTGGATGACTTCTACACGACGACCGGGTTCGTGTTGAAGACGTCGTCGTTTGCTGACGGCAACTTTGATACGACGTGGGCGACGAGTGACTATCAGTTGGAACCGTTGAACGGAATCCTTGATGGACTCACTTGGTCCTATGACAAGATTCGTGCAGTTGGCAACTATCTGTTCCCGACCGTCAATGCGAACTACGGTGAACAAGCTCTCGTTCAGGTGACTGCCCGTTGGGGTTGGGCGACTGTGCCAGACCCAATCACTCAAGCCTGCATCATCCAGGCGTCACGCATCTTCAAGCGTTATGACTCACCGTTGGGTGTGGCTGGGTTTGGTGACTTGGGTGCTATCCGTGTTTCTCGATTCCTTGACCCTGACATGGCTCAGTTGGTTGAGCCGTATCGACGAATGCGGATGTTCGCCTAATGCCTGCAACTCCGGCACAAGTCAAAGACGGACTCAAGGCCGCCATCCAAACCGTCCCCGGACTACGAGCCTTCGACTATCAGCCCGACCAGGTGAACCCTCCGTTCGCATGGCCGACGCTGGACGAGATTCGATTCCATCAGACAGGCATGTCAAGCGGTGGTGTGGTCATGGACTTCACCGTCACCATCGTGGTGAATCGTGCGTCCGAGCGGACGGCTCAAGATGCGTTGGATCAGTACACGGCGTGGGCTGGTACGCAGTCGTTGCGTGCAGCCATCGAAGCAGACCGCACCCTCGGCGGTGTGTGCGATGACTTGATTGTGAACTCGGCGGGGAACTTCACGAACATTGACGCCAACGACACCCTGTATCTGACAATGGATTTCAAGGTCACGGTGTACGCTTAGTCCATGGCGAAGTATCTGGTTTCTGGACCGTTCCCGGTCTCTGGTATTCAGCCAGGTGGACATGTGGACGGCGAGGGCATCGACAATGTAGAGTTGTTGATTGGCGCAGGTATCCTGACGCCAGTCGAAGAATCCAAGAAATCCTCAAAGGCCGATAAGGCAGGAGACAAATAGTCATGGCAAAGCTGGTCCTCAAAGATGCGAACATCGTGTTCAACGGCACGGACATCTCAGCGAACGTCGCATCGGTGACGCTGTCCACCACAGCTGCCGAAGTTGCAACGACCGCCTTCGGATCGTCTGCCGTGACACGAGTGTCCGGTCTCATTGACAACTCCGTCACGTTCAGCATCCACAACGACTACAACGCCATCGACGGAATCTTCTTCCCATTGGTCGGCTCCACCGCAGTCACCTGCGTCATCAAGCCAAACGGTACGGCGGCAGCCTCTTCGGCCAACCCTTCCTATACATGCTCAGTGCTCGTAACTGAGTGGACTCCCGTGAACGGAGCCGTGGGCGAGTTGGCCACTGCGGACGTAACCTTCCCAATCTCCGGTGCAATCACCAAGAGCGTCGGCGCCTAGTTCTAACAACTTCACCCTGCGGAGGTACAAATGAAAATTGCGCTCATCGTCAAGACGGCGACCGAACAACGCAAAGCACTATGCGAGTTCGCTGACTTCGTCAAGTACGAAGAAGTCCACAACGTCTCCATGTCCAACATTGAGACCAACCTCAAGACTCGTGACCTTGCATGGTTCGCATGGCACTCAGAGAAACGACGCAAGGTCACCACACTCGGCTTCGATGACTGGTGTGCAACCGTTGAAGGTATCGACATTGACACGGGTGAGGAACCGCTCGTCCCTTTGGAGAGCAGTCAGCCCACTGGCTGATCGCCTATCTGGCGGTCGAGACGGGCATCGCCCCGTCAGTGTTGCTGACTGAATCCCCACGAATGCTCTACACGATGTCGGCGTACCTTCGCTGGAAGGCGGTCAAGATGAACCCGACACCGTACAATCGGTGACATGGCAACATCATCTGGAAGATACACGCTTGGTCGTGGTGAAGAGGTGGCGTTCGTTGCACCGGGGTTGTTGCAATTCTTGCGTGAAGCATCGCAGGCTTCACCTCAGTTCAATCTTGAGATGCGCAAAGCTGCTCAGGTTGTCGCCGATTTCGTGGTGGAGGCAGCCAAGTCAAATGCTGCTGGGCAACCTCCGCATGGTGCGCAGCGTCCAGGCTCATCGGGCAGGTCTCAGGCTCAGGCTGTGGTGAGCGGGTTGCGTGCTCGACATGATCGCATCCCGACTATCAAGTTGGATTCCAAGCGTGGTTATGTATCGGCGTCCCGGTCGAACCGTAAGCGCAAGACGAAGGTGACGATGGGTGACGTGTTCTTCGGTGCCGAGTTCGGTGGTCGTCGACGTCCAACGACCCAACAGTTCTTGCGTCATCGTGGCCGTCAAGGCTATTTCTTCTGGCAGGCAGTCCGGGACAATAAGGAGAAGATTGCCGTGGAGTACATGTCGGCTATCGACCTCGTGTTGAAGAAGCTTGCGGCTGGGGCTTCCTGACGCTACGCTGACCTGTAAGGAGCCCGCCATGTTCCCAGAAGTTCAGTTGGATAACGTCCGTGCCGTCAGGTTCGACTACGTCAAGTCTGTCGTCCCCAAGCCGTTCGCTGGTTCGTGGGTGCAGTTGTGGTCTCGTCTGTGCATCCGTAAGGAAACCCGACGCAAGGATCAGCGTGCGCTGTGGTCGCCAGTTATCTACGCACCAGGCACCACACGAAGCAACCGCAATGTTGAAGCGGTGACCTGTCTGGTGGTGGACATGGACGGTGAGTCGTTTGACCACGCTCGGTTGGATGGCTTGGAATGGTTCGCCTACACCACATGGTCGCATCGCCCAAACGATGAACACTGGCACTTGGTGCTCCCTCTCAAAGACCCGGTGCCTGCCCATCGTTGGGCAGAGGTGTGGACTCGGCTGCATGAACGCATCAACGTCGTTGGCGACCCAGCCACGAAGGACCCTGCTCGTATCTTCTATCTGCCTCAGCATCCGGTGGGACGGTTTGATTGGTCGTCTCGGAAGTATGGGCATGGCGAGTTCTTGGATGCTGAGTTGGGTGAGTTGTTCGTTCCGCCTCGAATGGTGGTGTCGTCAATGCCGAAGGCTGCTCAAAGCAGTCGACCGAAGGCGTTGAGTGCGTTGCGTGAGGAATGGTGGAGTGAACCGCAGGACTTGTCACGGTTCGCTGGTTTGACGCAGAACGAGATTCATCGTCGTCTGTACAGCGAATGGAAAGAGCTCACGAAAGACATGGTCTTCTAGTCAAGTAGAATCGGCGCTCATGGCCGTTGAGCGCAACTTCATTGTCAAACTGCTCGCTGATCCGAAGCAGGTCATCTCGGCGTTCAACAAAGTTCAAGGTCAAGCCAATGCGACCTTCGGTTCTCAGGGTTTGGGTGGGAAACTGTCGGCCCTGTTGCCGTCGTTCAAGACCATCTCGATTGCTGGGACGGCTGCGTTTGGTGCGGTCACCGCTGCTGCCGGGTTCGCTATCAAGGCTGCTGCTGAGGATGCCGAGTCTCAGGAGAAACTTGCCCAGACATTGAAGACGACATTTGGTGAGTCTGAGATTCTGCGTGAGGAAACTGAACGCCTCATCACTCAGTTCACGAAGTCGGCGGCAGTTGCGGATGACCAGCTTCGTCCGGCGTTCGGCAACCTGATTCGTGCGACGGGTGATTTCACTCAGTCGCAGAAGTTGTTGCAGGTGGCGTTGGACATCTCTGCTGGTACTGGTCGTGACCTTGAGTCGGTGACTATCGCCTTGTCTCGTGCGAGCCAGGGCCAGTTCACGGCGTTGACTCGTCTGGGTGTTCCGTTGGATCAGAACGCTGTCAAGACGAAGAACTTTGACAAGGTTGTGGGTGATTTGGCTGACACGTTCAAGGGTCAGGCTGAGGTGCAGGCGAACTCGGCGGCTGGACGATTCCGTGCATTCGGTATCGCAGTCGAAGAATTGAAGGAACAGTTCGGAACCATCCTGCTCCCGGTCGTCACACAGGTCGTTGACTTCTTGACGAACCGACTCATCCCTGCGGTGTCGTTGGCGATTGACCAGTTCCGTAGCCAGGGTGTTCGAGCAGGGTTGGCGTACTTCGTGGCTGCGTTCGGTGAGATGGGCAAAGCAGTTCTGGCTCAGATTCAGTCCATTGGCAACGGAATCTTCTCATTCTTGAATGGAATTGTCGGTGCGTTGGCTCCGTTGTTCGCAGGGATTGACGCAGTTCGTGCGTTCCTTGCGTTCGGTAAGCCCATCGTTTCAATTCAGGGAATGGTGAAGCAGGCTCAGGAGGGAATGAATGCGGCGTTCGCCGAGTTCGGTGCAGATGTTGACTACGCAGCCAAGAAACTTGACATCATGGCGAAAGGTCCGTTGGATACGGTCGAGCGTCGTTTGCAGGCCAACAAGGATGCGGCGATCCGTGCCAAGGGTTCTATCACCGACTTCGGTGATGAGGCCGAGAAGGCTGGTGGCAAGGCTGGGAAAGCTGGAGAGAAAATCAAGACGGTTGAACAGAAGTTGAAGGAGTACAGTTCGGCGGCCAAGTCAGCCAAGTCGGCATCCGATGCCTACGGTCGTAGTCAGCAGAGTGTGGCGAAGGCTCAGCAGTCTGTGTTGCAGGCGAATCAGGACTTGAACAAAGCTCAGGAGGAGTTGGCTGCTGCTCAGATGGGTGGCGACCCGGCTTCGATTGAGGCTGCTCAGCGTCGTGTGGCTGCAGCTGAGCGTGGGGTTGCCCGCTCGAAGTTTGGTGTGGAGCAGTCGGTCATTGCGGTGCGTGATGCTGAGCGTCGTTTGGCTGAGGTTCGTGCCGATGGGGAGTCGACGGCTGATGACATTCGGAAGGCTGAGATTGACTTGGCTGAGGCTCAGTTCTCGGTGGCTGATGCTCAGGACAGTGTCATTCAGGAGACGTTGGATTTGGATGAGGCTCGTCGCCAGTTGCGTATTAGCACGGAAGGGTTGCGTGCTGGTGATGAGGAGTTGGTGCCGTTCTTGGATGCGGTGCGTTCGGCGCAGGACAATCAGCGTGAGGCTGTTGAGAATTTGACTGAGGCGATTGACGATCAGCGTGAGGCGTTGGAGGAGTATCAGACTGCGTTGGCGGCGTTGGCTCAGGTGTCGGCTGCGTTCCCGAAGATTGCTGGTCAGAATCCTGTGACGGGGTTGGTTCCTGTGGTGCCTGCGGTGGGTGGTGGTTCACCTGCTGGTGGTGTTCCTGGTGTGAATGGGACGACGAAGGTTGACATCATTGTGCAGTCGGGTGTGTTGAATGGTGCGCAGGTTGGTGAGGAGATTTATCAGTATTTGCGTGACTACGAGCGTGTCAACGGCCCTCTGAACTTGATGGTGTAGCCGATGGCGACGACGGCGATTTGGGGTCAGACGTATCGGGTGTTGATGGACACCGGGCTAGTGCAGGACGCATTCACTTTGGATTCGTCCACACTCGACGGCCCTGATGTGTTGGATGGTTCAACAAACTTCGCTGACGTCACCGAGTATGTGACGAGTGTGTCGATTCGTCGTGGTCGTGCAACACAGTTGGACACGATGAGTGTCGGTCAAGCCACCATCGTGCTCGATGACAAGGCTTCTGGGCGTTCGTTTGATCCGGCGAACACGGCGTCACCGTTCGTGCAGGACGGGTACGGTATCGCCCCACGACGCTTCGTTCAGGTCTACGGTGGGACGGCAGGTCAGGAGCCGTTGTTCGTTGGTCGTGTGAACGACTTGGACATTGACTATCAGCAGCCGGACAACAGTTTCGCCATCGTCACCTGCGTCGACGATCTCTCCACGCTTGGTCGCACCAACCTGACCGCCTTCAATCCATCCAGCCAACTCACCTCCGCACGAGTCTCAGCCATCCTCGATCGACCCGAAGTCGCCTACTCGACAGCGACCCGCAGTATTGCAACTGGTGTGGCCACCGTCGGCACCGTCGCCTACGACGCCAACGACAATGTCAAGTCAGCCATCGACGCAGTCGTGCTCGCAGAGGACGGACGTTTCTTCGTGAACCGTGGCGGGACAGCAGTCTTCCAGCCGAGGATTTCGTTCTCCTTTGACACGGCAGACATCAAGTTCTCCGACACACCAGCCGGAACCGTCATCGCCTACCAAGAACTCTCCGTCGGCTACGGAGCCGAAACCCTCTACAACCGAGTCCAAGTCGGCGTCCAAGGCCTCGCCGTCTCCACCGCAGTCGACACCACCTCCACATCAGAGTTCGGCGTCAACACACTCAGCCTCAGCGACATCCCGCTCAACACCCAAGCAGCAGGCGACACCCTGGCAGCCAACCTGTTGGCGAAGTACAAAGACCCGGTCGTGCGCTTCAACGAAATGAGCGTCATCCTCAACGGCCTCACAGCCGCCAACGCCCAAGCCGTCTCCATCCTCGACATCGGCGACCTCGTAGAAATCACCAAGACCTACACCACCGGCGCACCCACCACCGTCACCAAAACCATGTACATCGAGAACCTCGCCCACGACATCACCCCAGGTTCACACCGCATCCGACTCGGCCTCGGCCAAGCCCAACTCCTCACCCAATTCATCCTCAACACCAGCGAACTTGATGACACCAATGTTGGACTAGCATAGGCATCCGTATGGCCAAGCAAACCTTCACCAGTGGACAGGTGCTCACCGCACAGCAGATGAACGATCTGCAAACCAACGACTTCAACATGTCGGTCTCCACACAAACCGCCAACTACACACTCGTCGCAGCCGACAAAGGCACACGAGAAGTGATGAACATGTCAACCGCAGGAACCGTCACCGTACCGAACAGCACGTTCAATGCAGGTGATGCGGTGTGGTTGCATTCGATTGGATCAGGCACCATCACCATCTCAGCTGGTGCTGGTTTGACTCTCAACTCTTCAGCAGGTACAGCACCGACATTGGCGCAATGGGAGGGCGGAGTCGTTTATTTCACCAGTGCGTCAGCAGCAATCTTTTTTCGCGGTGGCTCACGCAACACTCTAAACGTCGAGTTCCTGCTGGTCGGTGGCGGTGGTGCTGGCGGATACAACTTTGGAGGTGGCGGTGGCGGTGGCGGATTCGTCACGGGTTCAGGCATCATCGGCAAGACCACCTACACAGTGAAGGTCGGTGCTGGCGGTGCGGCGGCACGAGCTCGTTATGTTCCGTCTGGTACTGCTTCATCATTTATTGGGTCATCTAATGGTGGTGGCGGCTCAGGAACAGATGACCAGAAGCAGGGTGCAAATGGTGGTTCGGGCGGTGGCGGTGGAAATGCGGCTAGCACAGGTGGAACAGGAATAAGCGGAGAAGGCAACAACGGTGGTTCTGGTTCTGGTGCTGGTGCTGGCGGTGGCGGTGGCGGTGCTGGCGGTGTTGGCTCTAACGGCTCTGGAACTACGGGCGGCAATGGCGGTGCGGCATCAACAAACAACTACACAGGTACTACCATCTCGTATTCGGGTGGCGGTGGTGGAGGTGGTTCAACAGGCGGCACAGGTGGGACAAATGCTGGAAACGGAAATCCAACAACGGCAACAGCAGGCGTAGCAAATCGTGGTGGTGGTGGCGGCGGTGCTGGCGCAGGTGGCGCAACCGATGGTGGCAATGGCGGTTCGGGTCGTGTTGTCGTGCGGTGGCTCACTGCCAATGCTGCGGGACTCTCAATTAGCGTCACCGGAACAACAACCAATGGCACCGACGGTTCCTACACTTGGTATGCCTGGGATTCGACCGGAACATTGGTGGTGGCGTAATGGCACATTTCGCATTAGTAGATGACACGAACACGGTGCGTGAAGTGATTGTGATTGGCAACGATGATTGTGGTGGTGGAGAGTTCCCCGAATCGGAACCAATCGGTCAAGCGTTCATTGCGTCCATCGGTCTGACTGGCACATGGTTGCAAACGAGTTATCACGCTAACTTCAGGTCCAAGTATGCGGGCATCGGCGACGTCTATGTTGCCGAGTCTGACGAGTTCGTTTTGCCGACAACTGAGGCGTGAAGCGTGCGCTGATTGCGCTCCCCGCCATACTCTTTGCGTTCTGGCCATACCAAGCGCAAGCAGAACCGTTGCCTGGACTCAATGCCGTCGGCTACACCTACCAGCCGACTGGGATACCAACTCGAAGTGACGACCTCTACCCGACATGCGGATCGGAGATAGAGAACAACATCAACCGCAACTACAACGGTGAACCATTCCAATCATGCGGATGGGACTTCTTCATGATTCATTACTCCGGGTACATCACCATCCCCGAACACGACACAATCCGATTCATGGTCGCAGCCGATGATGGTGGCACCATCAACATCGCCGGAACAGAGTTCGGCACATGGAACCTCAAAGGCTGCTCATGGTCTCAACAAGTCGCCCTCAACGTCCAACCCGGCTCACAACCGTTGGATGGCTGGTTCTTCGAGTGGGGTGGCGGAGCGTGCTACATGCTCGCCTGGAACATCGACGAAACAGGTTGGGCCATCGTCCCCGACGAAGCGTTCACCCGCAACGAGGTTGCCTCACCGACCACGACCACCGAACCTGAGACCACCACAACCGAAGCCTCGACCACCACGACCGAGCCAGTCACCACCACAACTGAGGCCGTCACCACGACGATTGAACAGACGACGACTACAACCACCACTGTCTATGTCACCCCGGCAACAACGACATCCACCACTGTCTATGTCGAACCAACAACTACCACGACAACCACGACTGAGCCACCAACCACCACCACCGAATCCACGACCACAACAACTCAGCCGGAGGAAACAACTACGACGACGCAGGCTCCTGATCCAGTTCCCGTGACGACTCTGCCAGACGAGCCTGAGCTTCCTCAATCAACAACCACCGAACCAGCACCCACAACCACAACACTCCCGGAGCCAATAGAAGAGCCACAGCCAGAAGAAGAACCACAACCTGAAACGGCACTCTCCGAAGAACAGGTTGACGCAGCCATAGAAACCCTGCTCAAAGACGTCGCCGATCTCCCAGCCGAAGAGATTGTCGCAGCTGTCGCAACCGTCCTGGCTGCCCAACCCACCTCCGAGCAGGCAACCCAACTTGCCACCAGCGCCGAAGTGTTGGCGGTCATCACCGAGGAACAGGCTGAAGCAATCTTTGAGACCATCAGCGTCGAGGACTTGACGGCTGCTGATGGTGAAGCCATCGTCGAGGCAGTCCAAGACGCACCCAAGAAAGTACGCAAAGCGTTCGAGGCGGCCATCAACGTGTTCACCGGACTGTTTGATTCCTATGTGATGATTGGCTCAACAATCCCGGTCAGCGAACGAAGGACATTGGTTGCCGTGTCTTCTACACTTGTTGCCGTCGGCACCAGCCTGCGTAGACGGAATTAGCAATGTTCAAGAAAATCGGGCATGAAATACTTGCGCTCGGCTTCACCCTCGGCGCATCAGCCATCACCATCATGACCCTCTCTGGACCCATCCAGAACTGGGCGCTGTTCTTCACATTCCTGTCACTCGCACTACACTTGGCAGGAACAGCAACACAGGGAGACGGAGATGACAACTGACATGGGAATCAAACAGAATGCAACCATCGCACGCTTCCTCGACCTAGGTCAACGACTCTTCTCGCTATTCCTCGCACGAGCACTCCCAGCCGTCACCGGCGGAGCAGTCATCGGCGTCTCCGTCAGCAAGGCAGCAATCTTGGCTGGTGCAATGGCCGTCCTCGAAGTCGTCCAGAAGCTCGCCTCGGCATCGACCGACGGTGAATTGACCAGCGACGAAATCAAAGAAGCGTTCAGCAACGGCAAGAAGTAATGGCTCGTCAACTTCCGATCGTCAAGGTTGTCTTCCCTTCCGACCTGAAGGGATGCAAACCCGGCGAGATTCCAGCCAACCTGCTTCGTGCAATCGAAGGCAAAGGCAAACTGCATCACCTCGCTGCCGACTGCTACGAGGCCATGGATGCGGCTGCCAACGCAGAAGGCATCGACCTCTCACCAACCTCACAGGCTGACACTTATCGCAGTTTGGAAACTCAGGAGTATGGCTTCTATCAGCGATACACCGACACCCCGAACAAGAAACAGATGAAGCAAAAGCCCAAGGTGTACAAAGGCAAAGCCTGGTATCTCAAGTCGCCGAAACTGGCGCCGATGGCGGTACCGGGTACCTCTATGCATAATTACGGGCTGGCCATTGACATTGCTAATGCATCCGGCAAGAGGCTTGACTGGCTGCTCGCCAATGCTCAACGCTTCGGATTTTCTTGGGAGCTACAGAGCGAGCCATGGCACCTGCGCATGGTGTGCGGTGACCAAGTGCCGGATGCTGTGAAGGAATGGCTCGCCAACAAACCAGCAGAAGACAATGCTTGACCAAGGCTGGGCGCTCCTCCTCACCGCAGTAGTGGCTGGTGTTGCCTCGATCATCGTGGCCGTCATCCAGCAGTTTCGCCGGGAGAATCACGCCGACCATGCCAAGGTGATGGACGCACTCAACCGGGTATCCAACACAATGGAACGAGTCGAGGGTAAGGTGGATTCACACATTGAATGGCACCTAACAGGAGGGACCACGAATGGGAGAGTTCCTAGACGCAGTAAAACAGGAAGCCGCAAAGCGTCCTAACGCCAACAAAGCCGACTCACGCCTCCGTGAGTTCCTCGGCGACCGATGGAAAGACTTCGAGAAAGCGTGCCGTGATGTTGGTATCGCCACCTCCGTCATCCATCGGGTACTCAAGAACCAAGGGTTCTCCATCTCCTACTCAGCGTTGACTCGTATCCGCACGGAGATTCAGGACTCATGAACGCCTATGAAGAACAATCACAAATTGACGAACTCCAACGCCTCCTCAAAAAGGCGCAAGGAGAAGCAGCCCGAAACAAACGACGAACCGACGACATCGTCCAAGCCATCTATCAGGCCGCCTATGAGGCCGCTAAGGCATCTGGGCGAGGACTCACTGTCAAGCGCCCTGCCGTGGATAAGCGACGTAAAGGGCATGAGGTCGCATTGGTTCACGCCACCGACTGGCAGTTAGGCAAGAAGACATCGTCGTACAACATTGCGGTCGCTGATCGGCGCATCGCCGAGTTCACCGACAAGGTCATCAGCCTCACGGAGATTCAACGCAAAGACCACCCGGTTGATGAATGCGTCCTGATGTTGGGTGGGGACATGGTGGAGGGCGGTGGGAATGTATTTAGTTCTCAAGTTTGGGAGATTGAAGCCCACCTGTTCGAGCAGCTCTTTGAGACCGCTCGACTCATCGAACGGATGGTGCGCACGTTGCAGGCAAACTTCGCCAAACCGTTGCGTATCGTCTGCGAATGGGGCAACCACGGACGCCTCGGACGGTACGGTGACGGCACCTACGCCGGGGACAACGCCGACCGAATGGCCTACAAGATCGCCCAAGACCGAACCACCGACCTCCCAGCCATCTGGCAACACTCCGACGGCTGGTATCAACAATTCGCCGTCGGCAAGTATCGAGTCCTCCTCGTCCACGGAGACGAAATCAAGAGCTTCGGAGGGAACGTCCCCGCATTCGGCATCATGCGCAAAGTCAACGCCTGGGCATCAGGCGTCATCCCCGACTTCGACGACTGCTACATGGGCCACTACCACCAGAACATCACCATGACCCTCGCCAACGGTGGACGAGTGTTCGTCTCCGGCAGCATCGAATCAGACTCCGACTACGCCAAAGAGTTCGTCGCAGCCACCGGCAAACCATCCCAACGCCTCCACTTCATCAACCCTGAACGAGGCAGCGTCACCGCAGAGTACGTCGTATGGCTCTCCTAAACGAAGCAACCCTCGGCATCGTGACATGGCATGACGCCCACGCCGAATCAGAATGGCAAGACCTAGACAACCTCGACCAAGACCCATACGTCGTGCGGACAGCCGGATGGATACTCCCCGACCGCAAACCCGGACACATCGTCATCGTCCAATCCATCGGAGCCGACGACTCCTGCGACGGAGTGCTCTGCATCCCCATCGGAATGGTCGTCAATACCCAGGTAGTGAGCCGAACCGATCTCAGGTAGGGTTCGACTTAGACATCACAAGGAGGTGTCCACTAGGCTGACGGACGGTAAGTCCTCGGCCTCGGCGGGCGTCACGAGTTGACTACCCCGCACAGTTTCCCTCCTTGGCTGTGCGGTCACACCCACGAAAGGTCACCTCATGCGAACCCTCACCGCAACCCTCACACTCACCCTCATAGCCATCCTCGGACTCGTCCCAGCCATGGCCGCAGAAGCCCCACAACAGCCCACCAAACGCCCTGTGGCATCCACTAGCACCACCACTACCACCCTGCCTCCAACGCCTCCCAGACGCCCTCTGAACGTCGCTGACGGGCAATCCTGCCCAGGCTGGATAGACATCGCCCGTGAGGTCGGCTGGCCTGAAGCCGAACTGCCGATGGTTGGGGCGATCACCTACTTCGAGTCCCGATGCCGAAGCGACGTCCGGGGCGACAAAGGCCGATCCTGGACCGCCTTCCAACTCCACACCACCTCATGGTGCCGACCCACCAAGTACTACCCGAACGGCTATCTGCAATCGTTGCAAATAGTGAAGACCTGCGAAGACCTCCTCGACCCACACACCGCAGCCCGTGCCGCCCTCGCCATCTGGCAGTACGGAGGCTGGAACCCGTGGACCACTCGCCACCTAGCATCCACCAGTCTCGGCCACTAATGCCGTAAGGTCGAATCCGACCCACAAGGAGGGCTCATGAAACCAAAAGAGAAACTGATACTGAACGGCTTGTTCATGTTCGCATGGATAGGACTCTGGCTCACCGGACCAGAAAACCCAGACAACAAATACACCGACTGGCAAATCGCAATCTTCATTGCGGTACTCGTCATCGGATTCGTGTCAGCGGTGCGTTCATGGTCGCAACTCATCCAGCAGCGTGACGCTGATCGACTCACCGAAATCTTGAAGCGCCGTGACCGACGAACCAATCGCTAACTGGACGAACGAAGACAACGTCTTCGTCGGCAGACACCCAGTCTGGTATCGCTACGCAGCCTGCTACGGCAAATCAGGCGACCTGTTCTTTGAGGAAGGTGTGCGACGTCTCGTCATTGAAGCCAAGTCGTATTGCATCAAATGCCCGGTACGCATCGACTGCCTTGAACATGCCATAAAGCATGAGGAGGTTGGTGTGTGGGGCGGGTTGACGACGACGGAACGTAGGCGTGAGGCTCGTCGTAGGATAAGACTTCGTGGCACATCCAAACAAACGTAAAGGCAACCGAGCCGAGCTGCTCGTCGCCAAATGGTTGCGCAAGTTCGGGTGGGTGAACGCTGAACGCAGTCGTGCCGGATGGACCGACGACCGAGGCGACATCGACGGAATCGTTGGGGTCTGTATTGAGGTCAAAGCGGAGAAGAAAATTGACCTACCTGGCTACATCCGAGAACTCGAAGTTGAGATGGCCAACGCCCGTGCATGGACAGGAGCCGTCATCGTCAAACGTCGTGGATCAGAAGACGTGGACGACTGGTATGCCGTCATGCCAGCCAAAGTGTGGGCCGAGCTCCTTGCGATGCTCGACCAGCCAAAGGCATGATTTGACAGGCATGGTAAAATAGATTCAGGCAAGTAAGGAGGCCGAAATGAATCTCAAGCAGTTTCGTGTTGCACCCGGTGAATACCGAATCGGAGACTGGACCATCCTTCGTGGCGGTCACAGCTATTGGCAAGTCCGAGATCAGTTCGATGATCTAGTCGAATACTTCCGCACCGCCACGGAAGCCATCCGATTCACCATCCACCACCAGCCAACACCCCACCGATAAGGTACATTCAGTAATCCCAATTAGCCCAACTACAAGAAAGGCCCGCCAATGCCCGCCACCGACGACTTCACCACAGGTGAAGCACCCAAAGACCGATGGGGTCGCTACCTCATCACCACACGCAGTGGGAAACAAACCTCATTCCCACGAGTCACCACCATCGCCAAATGCTTGGATGATGAAGGTGCGTTGACAGCGTGGAAGGGTCGCATGACTGCGACAGGTCTGGTGCAACGCAACGACCTCCTCGTCGCAGCATCAGCAGCACTCGAAGACCGCACCGCACTCGACCGCATCGTCCAACAAGCCATCGAAGCAGCAGGAGCATCCAGCAAAGCCAACATCGGCACCGCACTCCACTCACTCACCCAAGCGTTGGACCTCGGCCAGAAACCAGCAATCCTCCCCGGACTACAGGACGACGTTGACGCCTACCTCAAAGGCATCACCCAACACGGCGTCATCATCGACCCACGCTTCGTCGAAGTACTCCTCGTCAACGAAAAGTTCGAGTACGCAGGCACAGCGGATCGCATCGCCCGATTCAACACCCGCAAAAAGAAACAGGTGTTTGACTTGAAGACGGGTTCCATCGACTACGCAATGAACGCCATCGCAGTCCAGATGGCGATGTACGCCAACGCCGAATACATCTACAACTGGCAAACCCAAGAGCACATACCGATGCCAGACATCGACAAGACACGAGGCGTCATCCTCCACCTGCCTGCTGGCAAAGGAGAACTCGCCCTCTACGAAGTAGACCTCGTCGCCGGGTGGGAAGCAGCACAGATGGCCATGGACGTTCGAGCATGGCGCAAACGCAAAGACCTGCACATCAAAGTGCATGTGGAGGTGGCGGCCAACGACGGGATTCCGCCCACGACCGGAGTCGCCACCTCTACAGCACCCGACCTCAACCGCAACGACGCACTCACACGCATCAAAAACCTCCCAACCCCAGCACAAGAGCTGTTGAAGAAACATTGGCCTGCACCAGGCGTCAAACTGCCCGACCTCAACGAAGAGCAGTTGGACATCCTGATGATTCGGTTGGATCAGTTGGAGACCGAGTTCTCTGCCGGGTTCCTCCCCAACAACGAACCCGACCTCCAACCCATCACCAAAGCACCAACCCGCAAAAAGGCACCAGCCAAGAAGAAGGTGGCAAAGTGACACCGCTTGAAGGTCGCCTCGTTGACGAATCCGTCGTCACGATTCTCGCAATGCGATTCACCAAACTTGATGACAAGTCACGGCTCGTCATCCGAGACATCGCCGATGAAGCCAACGGCTCCATCAGCATGAACCCGCCCACCGAACGTCGAATCGGCATCGCCCGCATCCTGCTGGAGATCGCCGAAAACGACGGCCATGTGGACAAAGACCTCGTGCGTAGCATCTGCGAACTACGCACAGGAAAGAAATACAACACCGCAGGAGAAGCCCTGGCTGACCTGTCATGGGTTGACGCCGAACGAGTTTGGTCGTCATTCCAAGACATCTACAACAACCGGGTGCAACTCGAATACCACCCCAAAACCAACAACTACACCATCAAGGAGTACAGCAATGTCCGATGAGTTCATGGAATCAACATCAGGTGGCCCGAAGCTGCCTGCACTCAAGTTCGCCAAAATTGGCGACACACACACCGGCACCGTCACCGAAGTCACCAAACTTCAGGACAAGGACCCGGCAGGCAATGTCAAGACCTACGACAACGGCGACCCACGCTGGGTGTTCGTCTTCACCCTCGACACCCCAATCGGTGCATCCAACTTGTGGGTGCGAGGACAGATGGTCAAGGCGATCCGTGAAGCAGCCGAGAAGGCAGGCGTCAAAACGCTCGTCGGCTCCACGCTGAGCGTGCGCTACACGGGTGACGGTGAGAAGAAGTCGGCTGCGTTCAACGCACCGAAGCTCTACGCCGCCAAAGTCGAAGCACCGAAGAACGATGCTTCGGCAGAGATGTGGTGACGTGGAACTGATTGTTCTCGTCGTCATCATTGGTGTTGTGACCTGGGTTGCCCTGCGTGGCCCAGGTCGCACACCGCAGCCATAGAACTTGTGACCGGGGCAGGTTTTTCCCTTCCCTTTTTCCCTGTCCCGGTCACATCCTGTTAGAAAGCATCCATGACCAAACAAGAAATCAGGGACGCCATCGAGTTCCTACGCCGAGTGTTCGTCGGCCAAGGAGACGTGGATCGTCTTGAAGCAGCAATCAAAGCCCTAGAAGCCGAACTCACAAGGAGAAACAAGAAATGACCTACGACATCGACGCACTACGACAAATGAACGAGGAGGCACAACTTCGCATCGCCGAACTGTCCACCGTCCTCGCACACGTCACCGAACAACGAGACAACCTCGAAGACTCGTTGACCGCAGCGATACGAGAAGTTGACGCCTACAAACAACAAATCGCATCGCTGACCGCCACCATCGAACGCCTCCGACTCCACATCGCCCAAGGAGTCGAACTGTGACCAAAGGTTCCGAAATCCTCACCGAAGCCCACGACCTCGTCAACGGCCCACGCCAAGACGCCTACAGCCACCCATTCGACGACTACTGGAAAGTCTCACAACTCTTCTACGCCTTCAC